CCCCCCCCTATGGTGGTGCTTTTCCAACTGATCGGAAAAGTTGGCCGCGAGGATTGCGCCATTGGTATATTTTCTCTATCGCGGATCGTGTCCGCGATGCCGCATCGGTCTACGGAACCGAAGGTTGCTGGTTCGAGCCCAGCGGGGTGTATTGCTTTCGGCCCCGTCCTAGAGAGTCTAGGGCGGGGGCGCGGGGGCGTGCAAACCGCAGGGACGCGCCAGCATGAAAACCACCAAACACGCCGGGGGCCGCCCCCGGACACTTGCCGTATCGCCACTAGGTCAACGGATTGAGGCGGCAGCCAAGCGCCGCAAAATGACTCGCGATGAGGTCGCCGTGGCTGCCGGGTTGTCGGCGCCAACGTTGCATCTGATTTGCACCGGCAAAATCCGCGACCCGAAAACTTCTACTCTTGTCGCGATCGCGACGGCGCTAGGCATTCCCGTTACGCGGTTGCTCGCGCCGTCGCCGGCTTCGCGCTCCGCATAGCGTCAGCGATTCGCGTTTCCGCAAGCGCGATATAGTCGCGGTTGAGTTCGCAACCAATGCCGTTGCGGCCGTTGGCAATCGCCACCGCTAGCGTTGTGCCGCTGCCGGCGAATGGATCAAAAATGGTACACGGCACGCGCGAGGCGCCGCATTCGCAACCGGCTTGCCATCCAATCGTTTCGGTTGTGGTTGTATGCCGCAACGGATCGCGGTTGCCCTCGCGCGCCGCGTTGCCGGTGGTTTTCGTGTCGGCCCCCGGCCGCGTGGGCTTGCGCTCGCGCTTAAGAATCCTTTCGACGGGCGCCCCGCAATCTCCGCAACAACCCTCCGCGCTTGTGCCGGCGAGGATGCACGGCGCGACCAATGCCGGCGGCATCACCGCGAAGTGAGCGCCGCGGTAGGGCCGCGTGGGAATCGTCCAGACTGACCGGCGGTTGCGGCCGGTTTTTTCTTCGTCAGCGTGGAACGTTCCATGCCCTTGCGTCCGCAATCGCGGATCGCCGGCAGATTTTTTATTCGTGCCCCCGAAACCCTTTTTTGAGTTCCACGCGCCCACGCTTTTTTCCTTGACCGCATCCGCATCGTAAAAATACGAATCGCTTTCAGCGAAAAGGAAAACGGTTTCGTGCGCCTTCGTGCAACGGTTGCGGATGCTTTCCGGCATTGGGTTCGGCTTGTGCCAAATGATTTCCTGCCGAAGCCGCCAGCCGCTTTCCTGCAATGCGAACGCCACGCGCCACGGGATGCCGGCCAACTGCCCTCGGTGGTATGAGTCGCCAAGATTCAGCCATAGCGTTCCATCGTCCCGCAACACGCGGCGAACCTCCGCGAACACTTCCACCATTCGCGAAACGTAATCGGCCGCCGATTTCTCTAGGCCGATCTGCCCCGCGTGGCCGTAGTCCCGAAGCCCCCAGTAGGGCGGCGAAGTCACAACACAGTGGCACGATGCGGCATCCATTCCCCGCATCGACTCCACGCAATCGCCCGCAATCATCCGCGCGAAAGGCCGCATAGATACCGCAGTTTCCCTACGTTGGTAGTTTCTGATTCCACGCGGAAACTGCCCTTGACGGCAGATTCTGCGGGTCATTAGTATCCCCCCACGACGAGCCGCGGCGGCCCGTCTTGTGCGCGGCAAACCGCGTGGGCAGAAATCAGGAACCCCATACATGGCAACGCAACTGCGGCTATGGCCGGGGTACGGGGAGCGCGATGGAATCGTTTGCAATGCTGCGAAAGAAAATCCGCAAATGGCTAGCAGGCGGGGTAACGGCCGAACAGGTCGCGAGGCATCTAAGAATCCAAGAACGCGAGGTACGGGAAATCGCAAAGTGGGGGCAGCGCACAGAATGGAACCCCACGCCGGAAATGATCGCGGAGGAATGCGCGAAGATTCGCGCGGATTGGACGGAAGCGGATTGGAAAGCGGCGGCGACGTTCAATCGGTAAGGCGACGAACGCGGCTTGCCGCTGGCCTGCCGCCTCGACTCTCGCGGTGGCTGCGCCGCGTCACCCGCGTACACGCGCACCTATGCAACGTCGTTCGCCTATACGGCGAGGCGCGGGCGAACGTGATCGCTGGCGATCAGTGGCGGGCGCGGGCGCTGGCCGGCGATCGGACGATCCTGCTAGACGCGATCGGATTCGCGGCCGGCGAACTGGAAGCGGTTCGCCTGCAAATCGAAAACGATATGGACGATGCGGCGCCAGTGGCCGCGGCCCCCGGCAGCCCCGAAAAGGTTGCCGCGCTCGCGCTTCGCGTCGAGCGTTTTCAAAGTCTCTTTGTGGCCGGCGATACGGATACCGCCGCGATGATGGATCGACAACGGCGGCAGGGATGCTAGCCGGCGGGCGGCAACGGAATGCCGCCCGCCTCACGAAAGGAATCGGAAAATGCTGTGGCTTCGCCGCAAGATCGGGGATTGCATCGTTATCCCGGCGCTCGATATCGAAATCGTTTTGATGGATATCGATGGCGACACAGTTCGGATCGGCGTCGATGCGCCGGCAAACGTTCGCATTTATCGGCGCGAAGTCTGGCGCGCGATGCAACGCGACGAATCAAACACGGTTCTTGATGGTTCGGTTGATTCCCCAAAAGGAAAGGATTCTTGAAATGGCGCTACAGATAATCCGCGGAGTTCAAAAGGCGGCAGCCCGTATCGTTGCATATGGAACGGAAGGCGTTGGGAAAACAACGCTGGCGGCGCAGTTCCCCGGCGCGCTGATTCTCGACACTGAGGGCGGCAGCAAGCGGCTAAACGTCGCGCGCATTCATTGCCCCGATTTCATGGCGCTTGTCGCCGCCATGAATGATCTGGTTCGCGATGCCGAAGGCTTTGAAACGATCGTCATTGATACGATCGATTCTGCGGAACGATCCTTGATCGATCGCGTTGCCGCCGATGCCGGGAAAAAAAGCATCGAGGATTTTGGGTTTGGGAAAGGCTATGTCGCCGTTGCCGAACGAACCTCGCGATTCCTCGCGCTCGCGGATCAGTTGATAGCCCGCGGGCTGAATGTTGCTTTCATCGCGCACGCTGCGGTTAAGCGCGTTTCGCCACCGGATCAATCAGACGGGTTCGACCGCTACGAACTGAAACTAGTCAGGCAAACCGCGCCGCTATTCAAGGAATGGGCGGATTTGCTTTTGTTTTGCACCTACAAAATGCGGCTGATTGAAGGCGGCGACGGCAAGAAAAAGGGGCTAGGCGGCCGGGAGCGAATCATGTTTTCGGAACGCTCCGCGGCCTACGATGCGAAGAATCGCTACGGGCTGCCGGCGGAAATGCCTATGGCGATCGAATCGCTCGCTCCCGTGTTTGAGGCTGCCGGCCAGCCGGTTGCCACGCCGTCTGATTCTCTCGCGGCAACGCTAGAGCGGATCGCAGTTGCGACCGAATCCCAGTTGGATCGGCTCGCGCCAAAGGTTGCCGGCAAGCGCGATGCCGGCGAACTGACCGCGGCGGAAGCGGTGACGATCGAAGGCGCAATCGAAAGGCGGCGAAATGAAATCGCCGGAATGGTGACGGCATGACGGCAGCATATCTAGACGGCGACCACAAAGGGCCGCGGTCGATCGGGGAACTAACCCGCATGGTTGAGGAAAACGCGATCAGCGGGCTTACCGCGCTCGGCATGGCATACGCGCTAGGCCACGCGGCAGGGCTACAGGACAAAGCGGATTTGGAATCAGCGCGAGTGGTTCGCGTTGGGAACGATGGACACTCACCAGAGGTACGAACATGAATATCGATTGGGATCAGTTTCCGGCGGATCAGTCGACCGAAGCCGCGGCCCCGCCATCGCGTGAGCCGCTTTCAGAGGGCATACACAAAGGGGCCATCGATCGCGTCACCGTTGAAAACGGTTGGCGCGTGGCGCCCGACAACCCTAGCGGTGACTGTCTTTCGATTTGGCTTGACTGCGAGGAAGGCGGCGAACGCAAACGAGTTTTCGTCACCGTGCCCTGCAATCAAATCAATCGTATTTCGGTAATCGCCCGCGCTTGCGGCGTGGCGCCGCCGGAACGCGGCCGCGCTGATTGGGACGAAACGACGTTGATTGGCCGGGAATGCTCGGTCGAAACGTCGCAATACATTGTCCAAAACGGCCCGAAGTCTGGCGAGACTCGGGCGAGCGTTCGGCGGTGGATTGTTACAGAGGCAGCGAAGCCCGCGGCGCCATCCGCAGCGCCGAAGCCTGCCGCGAAGGTTCCCCCGATCAAGGTCAACAAGGCGGCGAAGGCCGCGCAAGGGGGCGCCGATGATATCCCCTTCTAAGCCATTGCCGCCGGCAACCTTTTGGGGCGGCCCTGCTTGCGGGGCCGCCTTCGAAGGCTACGCGATTGATAAGTTCCCGAAGCACGTTCGCGTTCCGCATCGTGGCCGGCTCTATGCCTACACGTTGCACTTTAAGCGGCGGAACGGGCAGACGATTTATGCCTATCGGTACGGCGGATTGGTGACTGGAGTCATCGCGAACTTAGACATTCAAAAAATGAAAAGGGACTTCGATGAGTCAGCCTAGCGTGGGGGATTTTGTTTGCGGCGAAACATCTGGCCGTAAGTGGTTTGGTGTATTGATGGAGATAACAGGCGGTTTTAACGGCCACGCGAAAGTTGATATCGATGGCGCTTGGATTGAAGTTCCGGCGCGTGACGTTAAACGGTCGAAAACTCAACTTCGAATCTGCCAATGGAACGACGGTTGACCGCTGCGGAGTATTGGCGCCGGCGGGAGCGTGAAGCGCTCGCCGCCCGGCGCCAATCGCAGGAAAAAAACAGCGACCCGCTAACGGAGCAGGCGCTAATAGCGTGGATGTCGGCCGGGGCTGCCGTGCCGTGGGAACAGTTCAAACGGGAATGGATTCAGCAAAGGGGATAGGCATGGATGCCCGCCCGCGAAACGAAGATAAGGCCGCGTGGTGCAAACTCGGTGAGCGCGCGGAGGTTGCGTTTCTAGGCCCGGTGTTTGCGTCTGGTTGCTCTGTGTTTTCGAACCCCGCGAAAGCGGAGTTGCGGTATCTATTCGACGCATACTTCGTAGCCCCGTGCGATTTGAAAACCCGGCGCACGCGGTTCCACGCTTCGGATGCGCTCTACGGCATCCCCTCGCGCAGCGCGTTCACGATCAACGCGAAAGACGTTGACCGCTACGCGGAGCGCTGGCCGCTCATCGTGTTGGTTGTGGATATCGACTACGGCGATTACCAGACCATCCGCGTCGCGCCGCTGGCAGATATCCAACGCGCGATCCGCCACGGGGTTGCCAAGCGGCATACCTACGAACAGCGATCGAACGACGGCAGCGGCAACGCGGTGGATTCTTGGGTTTTGGATGCGGAATGGTTTTTCGAACTGAAACGATAGGAGGTAGGAAGCATGGCCGGCGAATGGGTGGCTATTGATCTATCGCTAGAGTCGAAACCGGAAGTTTTGCGTCTAGTGACGCGAACAGGCGTTTCAATGGAAACGGCTGTTTACCGGCTCTGGAAACTGTGGGGGTGGTTCTCGCTCAATAGCGAGGATGGAAGCGCTAGCATTACCCCCGAACTTCTATCGATGGTCTGCGGTGGCGATGCCGTTTGGTGGCGCGCCGTCGAGGCCGTGGGCTGGATTACGTTCGTGGATGAAACTGAGCAGGCTAGGCTACCGGGGTGGGATGAGAGATTTAGCAAAGCCGCAAAGGCTAGGCTATTAAATGCCCGCCGGCAGGCTGCCTACCGAAACAAAAACGACGAAATCCCCGAAGATTCCTGTAGTAACGCTTCCGTAACGCATGACCGTTACGCGACCGTTACGCAGCGTAACGGTGTTGCGACACTAGATAGAGGAGATAGAGGAGACGAGACGAGTGGTTCCACCACCACCGCGCGTGAGGCTTCGCAAGGGGAGCCAGAGCCAGAGCCGTCCGCGGCAGCCGATGCCCGCTGGACGGCCCTACGCGATGCGTGGCGGGCTGGCGCCGGGGAACCGTGGCGCAGCAACCGGGCGCCGAAGCAAGCCGCTAGGCGGCTTGTGGGGGCCGCTGGCGCGGAATGGCTGCGAACGGCCCTAGAGGCAATCCCGCGGCTGGCCGCCTGCAAATACTTTCGAACCCCCGTAGGGCTGCCGCAGTTCTGCGCCGATGGCTTCGCGGATTCTGTGCTGGCGGGCGCTTATGACCGCGTTCCGCCGAAGCCGCCGCGCGGCGGCGCCATAGGGCGGCCGGATGACAAGCCGCCCCCGCGAGAATGGGAGGGCGCAGACCGTCAAGCGTTCGAAGCCACGAAAAGGAAACTCGCGGAGCAAATCCGAAGCGCATGACAACGCCAGACGAACGAACCCGCGCGGTGATTCGCGCCCGGCGATTGCTCTGCCGGCTGATCGCGCCCGGCGGGCTTCGCAGCCCGCGCGAGGTGCGCGAGGTAGCCCGATCAGTGCTGCGGCACTACCCCGGCGTGGTTGAGGTCAGCGCGGCCGGCGATGCCGCGCCGGATTTGTTCGATTCGAAAGAAGCGTGGAGGGCCGCAGCCGATGAGCGATGAAACCAAGCCCGGCGCCGATATCGTGGCCGATGCCCGCAAGAGGTTAGCCAATCGTGCCGGCCGCGAATCAACCCATTCGAAGTATTGCCATCAATGGCACGATGCTTGCTTGATCGCGCGGCTTGTCGCGGAATGCGATCGGCTTCGCGAGGCTATTCGCCGCCTTGCGGATCAAGACGGCACGTTATCGGTGCAAGGCGGCAACGTTACGGTTGATATGGATGCCACACTCACCGCAGAGGAGCGCGCGGCGGTCGCGTACTACATCGGAACGGGCGGCCCGGATGGGGTTGACTCCACGCTCCGCGCGTTGCTGGATCGGCTTGGTTAGCAGTTGCAAAAAACGCAACAGGTTGCCGCCAGCGACATAAGCCGCGAACGTATCCATAAAACTACTAATCTGCGACAGATTGACTTATGAAAGGCCAGCCGATGAAAGATGCAACCGATATCGTTTCGCGGCTTCGCCGCTGGACTCACGCGGTCAACGCGGAACCGGCATCGGATTTGATGGATGCCGCCGCGGCTGAAATCGAATCGCTTCGGTCAGTGCTGGCCGCGTCTATGCGCGAGATTACGCGACTGACAGCGCAAAACGACACGCTACACAAAATGGCGCTAGCGCTCCGCGACGTTAACGCGAGCCTCGACGCTGCGGCCGTAGCCGCCGAAACGAAAACGGATTCCTCCGCGGGCGAGTTGCCACAGCCGCCACGATTCCACGCGAAGGATGACGGGCGCCTAGACGTTTCGCGCGCGGATAAAAACGCGAAGGCGGCGAGTGGGCGGGCGCCGAAATCAGCCGATCCCGTCAACCATCCGCCGCACTACGCGGCGCTGCCCGCGCGTTGCCTATGCGGCCGCGCGATTGAGGCTATCCAAGTTGTCGAATGGCTGCCGGCGAACTTAGCCAACGTGGTGAAATATTGCTGGAGGCAAGGGTTCAAGGTCAGCGACGGGCAGGCCGCGCGCGATGCCGCAATCCTCGACATTCGCAAAGCCGCGTGGTACGCGGCCCGCGAGGTAGCGCGGCTGGAATCGATGCGGTGAGCGATGCCGCGGCGCTGGTGGTTTTCTGTGGGCTTGTTTTTCTCATTGGTGTTATCCATGCGAGGCGCAAACTTATGCGACGAACTACAGGCGGCAGCGGAAGCGTCAAGAATGTACGAACCGAAACACGCCACGCTGTTGACGATGGCGAAACGAGAAATCGAAACGCTGCGGCGAACAGTCGAGGAGCAACGCGCGAAACTTGCGGAGGCTGCCCGCGTTGCGATGGAAGCGCAGGCGAAGGCGCGGAAGCCTTACGGGCATTGGCAACGCCGGTAAGGCATCGCGACATAGACCCGCTGGATATGGCTGCCGCCATCATCGTGCCGGCTATCGTGTTTCTTTGCTGGCTAATGCTGACGCTATTGGTGATAGCGCACGAAAAGGCAGACGATCAGCGCCGCGAGCGCAAGGCGGAAGCGGAATCATTCACGCAAACCTAGGGGATGCTATGGGCAGGATGCAACGCGAAAAAGGCAAGCGCGGCGAAAGGGATTGCGCTGCCGCGATCAATGCGGCGCTAGGCGGCGACACTGGCGCGCGGCGTGGGGTGCAGTATCAAGGCGGAAGCGATTCGCCAGACGTTCGCCTAGACCTACCGTTACACGTTGAAGTCAAGCGATGCGAGGCGCTGCAACTCTATGCGGCCCTCGACCAAGCCAAACAGGATGCCCCGGAAGGCGTTCCCGCGATCGTCTGCCACCGTCGCAATGGGCGCAAATGGGTAGCAATCCTAGAGATTGATTCGTTAGCAGACGTTGCCCAAATCGTGAGCAATCATATTGCCACTAGGAAATAAGGGGTGTTCGCGCGTGCCATGCGTTTCGCACTGTAAAACAAGGCACTATTACCATATGACAATATGGCATGGTCAGAGCGTGCCGAATCGGCATGACGCGGAAACCACTTGTTTTATAGCATTTTTGCACTGTCGCAATCAAAAAGCCCTATATTTCCGCAGCGAAACGCACTGTAGCATTTTGCTACACCCCCCTAGGGTGGGTGGGGGTGGTCAAGGTACTACCGGCCGGAACGACGCGGGGCGG